GGTTACCGATTAGAAGGGGGGAGTTGAGGGTGGACAGTCAATAGTAATAATAGTAATATAGTAATAATAATGGTGGTTCGAACGGGGGTGGGGTATTTTTGTTTTTATTATTTTGTTTATTTTTATTCTTTTGTATTTTGTTGATTAATAGTGGCTTACTAAGCGTAAATTGCTGTGTGTGTTGCAGTACATTAATGGCTGACAGTACACAATCTTGATGTAAATTGTTTGATAGATTGATACTGCCGGCATATTTGCGTGTGAAATGTGGTGTGACAGTTCCCAAGCTTGGCGTAGATTGTTTGATAGCTTGGTACTGTCTAGTGGTGGATCAGAAGCGGTACTCCGTTCTAAAATAGTAGTTTACTGGCTCCAAGAGACACGAGCTTTGGTAACGCTCGAGTTGCTTCATTGTAAATCGAGTTCACTAACGTGTTGTATAAACCCGGTCCAGATGGAACTACTTGAGATGTTGTGGATGCTACCGCGTTCCTCACCTGTGACATTCCCATTAGGTCTGAATGTGATTTGGACGCTCCGATTACGGTTTTGCCTAGAAACTCAAGGTGTACAACATATTCCCAATCAAATGGTTGAACTGCTGCTGCACCTTTGACGACTATAGCTATGCAATGTCTCGACAGCTTAGCACACTGATTTGTATCAATCAGTGCATCGGGTGTGCCGGTTGAGCCAAAAGCTCCGTTTCTGCAATAGTCATAATCATCTGGTTTTACAGGAACATATGACACTTCGTGCCACTTGTCCCCATAAGGTACCACTTTTGTGTTCTGGCGTGAGGCCAAGAGGTCGTAACCCATGAGGTGGAGGGTTTCACCATCCTCACGTCTCACTATCAGAGCAGTTCCGCCTTTATTTAGAGTTGTTCCTGAATATCTTAGGCGTAGTCCCGCTCCGACCACTCTTGACTGAGCTCCAACATCGGACGTTTCCAACACTCCGGTCGGACTCTCGTCATATTCCTGAATACCATAAGGTGCGCCGATTAGTGGTTGCATAGATGAACCACCAGCCGCTGTACCAAATGTGTATATTTGAGGCAATGTAACGTTTCCGTTTGAGTAGGCTATGGTGCCAAAGTATGAATCACCTGTTGGGCCCGTTCCGATTGAATTGTTTGCTGTGTAAAATGGGTTGGCTGTAACGTACCCAAAACCGTTGGCATCAGTTCTGCCAGTTCCTCTGAGAACAATTTTCATTTTCTTAGAAGGAACGACGTGTGAGTCTGGAATGCATACAGGGTTAGCCAATCTGAATGGCATTGATAGTGCTTTCAAATAGTCCTGCGTACATTCTGGCATGGTCAGCTGAGTTCGCTGAGCCTGCACTTGCTTACGATTTCGGTTCCGTCTCTTTGGTTGTTGACGTTTGCGTTTCCTCTGTTGGGGCATGTTTCTTTGTTGTGACATGTGTTTTGCGCTTGTAAGTAATAGTAATAGTAATGAATAATAATAGTATAAGTATTTTGACTGGCCCACCCTCAATGGGCCCTAACTATGTCCTTGACTTCTTTTGGGAGGCCTGTTGCCTCTCCTCCCAGTTCTGTTTGTTCGAGGGCGCTCTTGTTGAGCTTGAACTGGGGTTGCCCTGAGCTTAGCCGCATATAACTTGTTCTTTTTGCGGCGGCTCATCTCCTCGGGCAGTGTTTTGAAGAATTCTTCCTTCTTCTCATTGGCTATGAGATTTGTTCTTCGTTGTGGCCCAGCCCTTGCCCCGGCTGGTGGGGAACTCACCGATCGTTCAGCAGTCCGTGGAGGACCTGCTGGTGGTTCAGCTGCTGGCTGTGGTGGCGCAGCTGCTGGTAGCTCTGGCGGAATAGGAACTTCCGCTGGTAAGATGGCATCCAATGGTGGCACGTTGTCTACTACGGGTGCTACCTGCACTAAAGGCTGATCAACCCGTGTATCGTCATCACCCACTAACATTTGGTCGCCTAAATTGTCGACAACTGTCTGCTGGGCGTGGGGCTTGATGTCCACTTCTTTGATGCAGGGCAAGTGGAGTAATTGGTCGATACTGTCGACACTCTCTAAAAATACACTAAATATTATTAGAGCTGAGTCATCGATATCAACAAATTCTTCCATCCAGTCTTCATAATTGTTCGTGTATTGAACATCTCTATCGTACTGGGCCCAAAAAGAAGTGATTTCATTAACGTGCACTTCGTTTGTCGGATTGCCACCGAGCAATTTCCATTTAGCAATTATATCTCTTATCACTGGAGTGTTCTCATCAGTGAACCAGAGTGAAGATAGCTTCATAGAAAGTTTTTGGAGAGGAGTATATTGTGCTAGGTTTGGACTAGTGTGCAATTTGGCCAGTGCTCGCATTATGTCAGTACAGTTGTTGCGTTCACCATGCCAAATATTTGGGCCATACACACGAGCGAGAAAATTGGCTCCCGCTTCGCCTCTCTGGTAAGTTTCGGAGGTTAGAACATGTCCCCACCATGCGGCCGCCTTTTCTATGGGCTCGCTGGGCATGTCTCCGAGGAATGTGTCATCGCCTGCTAAAATAGCGTTACACATCAAATAATTCCACGCGGAATTGAACATCTCGGTCGTGGGCTGCAATTGACCGCAGCCGGTTAGTTCATTGACCTTACCTGTGAAAACTATAAGAGCATTATCACAAGTGTTAAAGAACGATGTAAGAGGATGTCCCGAAGCCCAAGCCAACATCGAAATGAAATCATATGTTTCATCGTCGAATTCTTTGGTCGAGCCCCGAACAAAAGTGTCTCTCTCACACATTTCAATTATCGTGGCGTGATATTTTGGTTGGAACAATGCAAGCAATAATGCTCGATTGTACATTCTAACACGCGCGTTTTTCCTACCATCCATTCGAGAGAAATCAGTGCAATTTATCATGCTGGACTGCACCGCTATGTCGGCGCATCTGCTTTCGATCTCACATGGTGTTTTCGAAAAACCATACCAGGGGAACTGTTTAATCCAATCGCCTAGGGAATACATAAGGCGGGAGATTTCCAGCTTGTCTGTTGGACGCAACGTCGATATGATGCGAGGGTCGGAAATTTTCCCATAAGCCTCCTTCTTGACAAAGGTGGACAGATAGGGTCTTCCACTGTTCTGCCCGTTGGCAGCCTCAAGAATCACCCGTTGTGATGGGCGATTCTGCATCTCATAGATGTAGTCGTCCTCGACCGGTATTAGAGTGTGGCGAGCACCACCAACAACTCGTGAAATAAACTCGTTGTAGTAGAACTGGTGCTGGGCCGTGACTTTGTGATTGGAAACGAGCTTGGTTAAACGCCCTTCTATAGCAGCTACCTCGGATGATAAATTGAGGGCTGGGGCGTAAGCTCCGTGTACTAATGGAGACATGAAGCATACCAAGCTTGGCTTTGGGTCCGTCACAGCGGTATTCGGGTACATTTGATATGTCCGAACGCCGTAGTCGACACTGTAATTGGTGTAAGGTTTTTCGTGCAGGGGTACTCTCTGATTGAAATAATTGGTCAGAACAGCGGCTGTAGCATCGTCAAGATTAATTTTGGTCTTGACTTTTGGTATCGTACAACCGACTTTTGAACCGAGGGTTAACTCGAGTAAATGTGCATAGTCGTCAACCTCGACGTGGGCGGCGAGGTAAGTGTTTAGACGTCCTATACTGTAGTAGTGAGCGGGGGGCGATTGAACGCGAACCTCCATCAATGCGTGTTCTGGACATCCAGGAACGGATGCGTCCACGCGGGCAAGAGGTCTGTTAGGGAACCAAAGGCGGGCTACGAGAGCGGAAAGGCCCACATGCCTTAGTCTCATATTAAGGAGCACTAAGCTGTGGGTTTCGCTCACTCGTCTTTTCTCCAAGTCGTAGTGGATAAACTGTGGTTTAAACAGTTTTCTCCATGTCCATTTAAAGGATGTCACATAAGTGCCAGAATAGTCCCAGAGCTTATGCTCGTACATTTCCGCAGGTGACTCAACTTTAATGGTTTCGTGGTCCACGAATTTCCAACTAGGATAATCGACGTGTTTCATCGCTACCTCTAAAGGGTCAAAGGTGTAAATTAGCTTCGATCCAGGTTCAGCTATGTAAGAAGCTGACTCATAATAATCACTATCCATCCGTATGCTCAAATGTTCTTCATAATTGAACGAATCATTAGCTGGGGGAATGTCTGTGTCCTGGGCCCAAAATCTCGTAAGACGATGAGCCTCGTGCTGTTGTTCTTCACGGGGTTGAACATAATAAGGTCGGTATCCGCACAAAGCGCAGATGTTCGCGACGGCCTGTATAGCCGAACGTCGATTTGACCGGGGCACGGGGTGTAAGACATTTGACAGAGTAGTGGTCACTTTGGAGAATGCTATTTCCCTAAACGTTTTTCTGAGTGTTTTTCTCTTAGCTACTACTTCTTCTCGAGAGTGAAGGAAGTTGTCAACTATACTGGGCAATAACTCTATTATTCCAAGGATAATTTCTGAATGATACCAAATGAGGTAAATCATTATTGTACAGATTTCAAAGGCAATGCCTGCCGAAATCCAATACCAGTATACCTTGGAGGCGAGAAATAAATATATTGAATGTATTGCACAAGTACCAATATATATAGCGTATGCACGTTTTAACATGCCGCTTGCCGTGCACGCTTTGATAAGAGCTAAGCCGATATCGAAGCATACCATTGCCAGCAATGGGACTATAGATCTAGTCACCATCGCCAACATGTATAGTGTTGTATTAAGGAGTAATACTGAAGTCATTAAGACTATGGTCGCAAGTTTTATAACTGAGGGCTTTGCGCTCAGCATCATATTGCGTGCTTAGCGAGAGATCTCTTTGAGGGTCTCACTAATGTGTATTTTAT